TAGCTTCTTTTAATGCTATAAAATTAGGGTTAGGTGGAGCAAAATTCATTTTCTTAATTAGCTTTCCATTCTCCATTTTGTCTCTATTAAATTTATCATTCTGACCGGCGATAACTCTATCATTCTCTTGTTTGCAAAGAGAGTGATAGATATTCAATAATTCGTTATCCCAAAATAACGTTATATCTTTGCCAGCATATTCCATTAGCACAAGTCTTTTAAATTATTCATTTGTTCTTTAGCGCAATCTTTCGCAGCTTTCATTCGTTCTTTATCCTTACGGATTTCTTCTGCGCGTTGAAGCGCTCTTAGATCGTCTTGCGCTCTCCACTTCTTATCTTCATCAGCGTAAGACTTAGATGGGCTTTCGCTAACTATTTTAACCGGAACCGGCTTAACGTTTTTACCTGTAGAATTTTTCAAGCTTTTGCTACGAGCCATAATACACCTTTAATTCAATTGAATGACAGATTGCTTTTTAACTTCTTTACGCTTCTTTTCCATCTGAGCATCAAAGATATTATCCAACGTCACCTTATCATATAACTTTGGTAATTCAGGTAAATAAGGTGTATTATTTTTAAATGCTCCAATACCAGAATTACTTAAATCAGGATCATTAGCGCGCTCAGTGAAAGCCTGATAAATCATTTCCTTTTGTGTCTCAGGTGTTGAAGGATTAGAAAGCATGTCCATTAAAGTTTGGACTGCCATAGGAATAAATCGTTCAACGTTAGCTTTGGCAAAAGCTCTAGCATTTTTAAATTTGCTAGTCAAACCTTGCGAGCGACCGACTTCATAGTAAGTCGCTGCAAATTTTAAAGCGGTTTCTTCGATTAAGATCGAATGAGGTTCGATAATCTTTAACTTAGTCATTTCTTAAAACCTTTGAGCGTTTCAGCTAACTTTGCTCGTTTCGCTGTAGTAAGATTTTTGGAATGCTCAGCTTTCTTTAACTTAGCGGCTGGTATCTTTTCACCAGCTTTAACATCAAGCGACTTACGTAATGCACCGGGCTTTTTAATAGCGTCTTTAATCCAATTCTTTGCCATGTTATAATTTCTCCTGAGTTTTTCCGTTGTTATCACCATATGTTCTATATGATTGAACATCTTCAGGCCGAATAGTATTTTTATCATTAGGTAATGGATAATTGTCCTTAAAAGGATTATGCGGTACAGGAGTGAAAACAGGTACACCAGCAGAGAATAACGGTAAACCTTTCTTCAATACATGCTCACGTAATTCAGGAGTAATTTTTAAAACGTGAACAGGTTGTTTAATTAAATTATTGTTTAAATGATCGCCCTTTTCAATCATACTTAATTCATTATCTGTTAACCAGCGTGGCAATTTATCGCCGTTATCAGATAATATTTGCTGTATATCTACAGTATTAGGATCATAGTCATTATCTTTTAATTTTTTATACAATGAGTTTTCATTAACTGTTCTTAAATCTTTCTGCTCAACCTTGCCGCCATATTTCTTAGTCAAAGCATTCATCTTATCTACAAGCATTTTATCATAAAATGCTTTCATACCTTGACCACCGATTTTAAGGTCTTTGTCTCGTAAGTCAATCCAACCTTCTTTATTAGGTTTACCATTAATAATTTTTTCAGCAGCTTCTTTACCTATAGTAGCTTCTAACTCTTGAGCAGTCATTTCCTTTTGACCGTTATCGCTAAAACCATCACGATTTCTAAATAAAGGTCTTTCGTCTTTACCTTCGATGTAAGTTAGATACTTACCGTTAGGCTGCTTATTAGCTGATACCAAATTTACCTGTTTACTCAAATCATATCTAGCCGCTTGAGCTTCACCCGGCGTCCAACTGATTTGATCATATCCATTCTTAACAGCTTCAGTAATAGCTTTCTTCAAAGCTAATTCATCCCAAGTCTTTTTAAATGGAGCGTCTGGAACACGATCGTTAACACTGCTACTAAATTTTCTAGCGACTTGATCGATAGCCTCTTTTTCTGAATTAGCCTTAACAGTATCAACTGTTAAACCATTTTCAGCTTTAACAGACCATTTATCGCCTTCTTTGACAGCAGTCCATTTATCTGATCCCGGGAAAGGGTCTCCTTTATAACCCTGTTTCCGCCCTTGCTGGTGCCAATCGCTCTGTATCTCTTCAAGATGTAACGTTTTCTTACCGTCAATAGTACGATCATTCATGCGAATGTGGGCAAGTACGTTTGGTTCATCCCAATGTGAAGAACGATATCTATTACCATCCTCAGCTTCCATCTTTTCCCCAATTTTATTGAGGTTAGCTCTTTCGGCGTTAGTTAATGGTAAATTGTCAAATCCGCCTTCACCGTACTTTTCCCGCAATCCTTTAGTAAATACATTATAATTTTCTAATGCTGATGGTAACGTCAGCAACATTTCGCGATAATTTTTACCACCGGGTAGTTGATATTTATGATATTTAGTAGTTCCTGATGGCATAGTGTCGCCACCAAAAACTGATTTACTAACTTTACTAGCCCAATCTTCATCTTCTGCTAATTTTGGAAATTTTTTAGTTAAAGCTCTATAGGCATTACCATCATTAGCTAGAACTAACTCTAATTCGCCCGGATTGTCACCGGCTTCTCTAGCAGCTCTAATCACTTCTGGTAAAGCATAAGGACTAGACTTATCAAATTTTAAATCACCTTTCACAATATCATTAATCTGCGGTTGTCCTTCCTGCACAGCTTTAAGCAAGTCGTCTTTGCTAATCGAACCTTGCAATTTATCTAAACCTAAATGCGCTAATTCCTCTTGCTTTACACCCGGTTGATTTTTGAGAAAGCTCAACCATTGTTGAGCATCGGCTTTAGGTTGCTTTGCAGCGGCAATTGCATTTTCAACCGCTGAATAAAACGGTTTATTTGTATTAGCTACAGCAGCTAATGCCGCACCGGGTTTAGCACTATCACTCATTAGTGTACTTGTTAACGCTCCATATTGTGCAGAATGAGGGTCAACTAATCCATTATCAATAGCATACTTCAATGCATCTTCACGACTAAGAAATTGTCCTTTATGATTTAAAAATCCAAAGTTGAAATTGCTAATATCCTCGCCAGACATAGCTTGCTTTTGGAACGTAGGATACAACTCTTGAGGTATTACGTCCATATGTTGCTGACCCGGCTTTCCCTTATAAAGTTTCTCGCCGTATTTTAATGCAGGGCGAAGAAAAGGAGCAGACCCTAGAGCTACACCCGCCTCAGAACCCGCGCCAGCTAAACCGCCTGACCCGGCTAAAGATGAAGTGTCAACACCAGCTTTAATCATTTGTGGGCTAGTCTGCGCTTCACCTGTAACAGGATCAATCACATATTGCGGTATCTCTCCGGTCATAACATCATGCGGTGCGCTGATAGCATCGCGTACTAACTTTTCAGGCCATAGTTGATAACGCTCTTTACCATTCAAACCAAATAATTGATCTATGATATTTTGAAGCTTGCTATCATCTTGCTTTACAGGTTCGTTATCTGGCGTGTTTTGTGGTCTAACAATAATTCTAGTCTTAGGTAAATCTGTAGCATCGCGTAAAGCTACGCTATCTATTGTATTTTGAACAAACGGATTATCTGTTAATTCAGCAAGACTAGCCATCATTCAACTCTCATATAACCGCCTTCAGGACTTTGGACATACCAATTACCGTCTGGTGCTAATTGTGCGCCTTCAACTGGTGGTTCATTTTCAGACGGTTGCTCTTGGTCCTGTATAACTTCTATATCTTGCTCTTGTGGTTGTAATGGTGTACCACCGTTGCCAATTTCAGGAGCATTGTAAACCAATTCACCGTTAGCAACCATACCAGCTAACAGTTGTTTTAAAACTGGTTGGATTTGCTCAACAGATATAGCAGGACCAGAATTACCTAAAGCAACCACTCTCTTAGTTTCAGCTTCATAATCTAAACGTTGCTGCTCTACCGCAATCTTGTCTTGTTCAATCTTTAACTGAGCTTCTTTAAGATCAAGCTCTCTATTTTTATCGGCCAACTCTTGAGTTTGTTTAGTGATAACCGCAAGCTGTTGTTCTATCTTGTCGGACGCTTGCTTCATCGCTTCAGTAAATTGCGGGTTAGGAGCATCGCCAAGTATATTTGGTGGAATGATACGACGCCAACGTGAAGCCAATACTTGAGCTTCAGGAAAGTCAGCAACTTTCCAAAGAATGTCACCAGCTACATTCATAAATTCCTTATTTTGTGCTGCGATCTGTGTCAACGCATTGAACGCTTCTTGTCGTCTTGTAGCGAAGCTTGGCCCTGCATCGGATTGAACGGCGTATGTGCCCACAGTAGGATTGAAGATAATGTTAACAATGGCTTCGTTGCTATTTGTAAGTTCTTCACCTTCAGGCAATAGCTTTTGAAAAGCTTGCTGTGCTTCAGGATCAACCGTTAGATTGATAATTGAACCATCCTTAGCTTCAATTCTCATGATACGTTTTGTATCATAAATCTTAGGTACTAGATCAATTAATATTTTGCCTGTATATCTATTAGCTATTGCCAAACCGTCAATAAAGTGATAAGTCGCTCTATCACCTTGACGTTGACGGGCGTTAATAGCAACTCCTGATTTGGCGTTCTCATTCTCACCCATTTGAGCCTGATACTGACCAGTAACCATCATCATTTCATTTTGTGCAATCTGCATTTGTTGCACATATGCTGTACCCGGTTGCGGCGGTTGCATTCTTTGCGGCGGTTTTAATTCTTTACCATCTTCATTATAAGCGTTGTAAGGCAACCAAGCATGATTAGTAGTGTTAGCTGTTTTGTAATATTCCTCGTATCCTTCAACAGCATCAGCAGATGCAGTAATAGGTGTTTTAGCCTGCAATGCCCCGTATTCAACATTAGCCGACGAATTAATATTATAAATACGTTGAGGGTCTAGCATAGATCGAGTATGGCTAACTCTATCCATAATGCCATCAATAATGGTTTCTTCACCTAATACGCGAACTATAGGAATGTATTTGCCTAACCAATCACCACGATCAATAATTTTGTTACCAGCTATTTTGTACCATTTAATATCATTTCGAACGACTTTACGTTCTCTGTATTCTCCACCGGACTTTTTAATGTTATCAAAAAAGTCCATAGTTTCTTTGCCAAGCTCACTAGCAAAGCCTTCTATTTCTTCGCCTGTTTCAGGTAAAACAAACCAAATAAATCTATCTTCCTTATTGCTTTTTCTAAAATATTCTGCTACTCTTACGTGATCTTTGGTATACCAACCATCATAGCCACTATTAAACAGTGGTCCGCCAGAAATATCTTGAAAATCAGGGTATTCAGCTTCATATAAATCTTTTGGTTTATCTGTGAATATGATGCCATATCTAGCATCAGAACCATCAATTTCGTTAATATCGGGGTCGAGATACACCGAACGAGGGTCTTTAATCTGTCTAATATAAATCTCTTGATCAAAGCTTCTATCGTCTATATAATCTGTTGTAACTCGCCAATAACCCCAACCACCATTAACAGCAAATTCTAAAGCCTTATCGTAAATATTTTCAGCATTCGAAATATATTCAATGTGACGCACAACCTCCATGAATATCTGAGCAGCTTCGAATGATGCTGTATCTCCAACCGGACGAATATTCACACCCGGTTTATTCTGTTTTCCATCATTTACGATTTGAAGATTATGCTGTTTAGTTTTGTTAATAGTAAGGCAAGGTCTATCATTGGTTAATCTATCACCGATTACCCAATTATCCCATTGATACATATTCACGCTATCACCATGCGCGAATTTATAGTCATATTCAAAATTAATTCTAGCCCTAGCTTCCCATTCCTGACAGTAATTAAAGCGTTTTTGAGCTTCAATCACTATCTTGTCATCTTCAGATAAGAATGCATCAATAGAGGATGAATAAGCCATTTAAAATTACCTAACTATTAAACACCCATCCACGATGTAGGGCGGCTAAGATTTAAAATTTTATTGTTACCACGATCAGTAGACTTAGGTGGTTTTTTAGCATCTTGGTCAGTTTTTAAACTTAAAGCAAGAGTTTGGAAAGCGTCTGCACCATGAGACCAAGGTGTATCATGATCAGGCTCACGGCTAAACGTTCCTTTTTCTTCATCTACTTTAAAAGCATAATTAGATAAGCATTGCCAGCCTTCAGAAGTGTTTTCTTCATCAAAACAGCAAAGCGGTAATATCGTTCTAGCGGCGTTTATACCTAAGAGCTTTCTAGCAGGACGCTGTACAACTATGACTTTATAACCCGCGTCTCTAGTTAGCTTCGCTATCGATCTTGATGCTAGCGTTTCGTTATCGGCATCATGAGGCATATACACAGTACCGTATATATAACCCAAACTCTGCATATGCTGTAGATAATGACCTATCTTTTTAAGATTATTCTGATAGAAATTGATTATATTATAATTTAAACCAACTCTTTGAACAAACCAAATAGCTGTCTTATCGCTATGTCCTAAATCCCAAAACGTGTAAACAGGTTTACTAGGGTCATAAATAACCTTACCACGTCTACCTGATTTTAAAACTTCCTTTAATTCTTCAGCGTAGATCGCACCTTCTAGAACGAGTTTGGTATGACCTTCCCACACTTCAAGATATTTGGTTTCGCTTTGAACTTTCGTCACATTCATCAATGTGCGAAGATTTGGCGGAAACCATTTATTATCCCAATAGTTTACTTTCTGTACAACAGCGTAACGAGTTTTCTTATATCTACTGTCGTCACAAGTCTGAGCTAATTTGCCAGTATCATCTAATAAGACTTCCCCATTATCATTTGAGAAAACATAATCAGGGAAATATTCGTTCTTCTTTTTAACACTTCTGATATAAATTTCGTCGTCATCTAAATCAGGATTGAAAAATATCCATAACTCAGGACCGTTACCAAACGGGCCACCTTTATCATCTTCATAATTCGAGCGACCACGAATTGTAGGTAATAATTTATCTATAGTTGTTTTTGATAGTTTATCGGCTTCATCAATCCAAACTATATCAATACGACCAAGAGACTTGACTTTACCAATGTTATAGCGTAAGCCCATAAAGAAAAACCGTGAGCCGGTTTCTTTATGAACAATCTCTGTTTTAGTAATTTCAAATTCGTTTTGAAGTCCTAAATCTTCTATGTTGGCTTCAAGAGTGAACTTACTACTATCTGCGATACTGTTTTGTAATTCACGACCACATAAAATACGCATTCTTTTAGTTCTAGCTAAAAGAATTAACGCTCTAGCTCCATTCTCGGTCTTTCCTGACCCTCTACCACCATAGGCAATCTTATAAGGCGCACTTTCGAATAGCAGAAAGCCTAGCTTTTCAGGAAACTCAAATTCAGCTTCTTCTGTCATTTGAAATTAAGAACCGATTCTATAACCACTAAACTGATTGTATGGGACTACAGAACCTACTAGAATAGGGCTAGTACCAGTGACATTTATGGTAATAGTGACATAATCAGTAGAACCGTTCATTTTTACAACGCTACAAGTCATACTACTATTATTTAAGTTGCCAGTAGGCACGCTAGCCTGTACAGCGCTTTCTATAATAGAGCCGTTTCTGGTAATAGTCATTAATACATTTCCAGAGCTTAACGTAAACGAGCTATTGTATAATAATGCGCCGCAAAATTTATATGTACCAGCTACTTTTGGGTTATAGCGTTTATTAGTATTATCCCAATACGAACCTGTGTCAAAATCTGTAGTGTCAAATGCCGCTGTAGCAGTAGTTCCGCTAGTTAAGGTTTGATTAGCCTCTAAATGAACTTTAAAATTAGGTATTGATGACGCGCCTGTACCACCGTTACTAACACTTAGCGGCAAAGACGGAAACGGTACATTTAATCCATCAGCATAAACAGGAGTAATAAACAATAATAAAACCAATAATTTAAAATATTTTAACATTTAATAAGCCTCCGCAACGCTAACTGTTTGAGCAGAACTAACAGCTATGCAGTTAATAGCCGCCGCTGTACTTACAGTGTAATTAGCTCCTGCTACGGCAGGAATATATTGACCATTAGCTGTTGTAGCTGTTGTACCACTACAATAAATTGGTTGTGTACCTGTGATATTTGTAATTGTAACCGAACGTCTACCACTTCTAGCCGCAACGGTTGCAGTATTGGACGTAGTGACGGAAACTTGCGTTGTAGCAAAATTAGGTGCCCCGATAATACCGACAGGAACCGTAGTTGTTACAGTATTACCACCAACACTATTAATATTTACGTCGCTAGTGCCACTACCACCACTTGTTACTGGCATAGGATTAGCGGTACTAACCGGAGTGCAACCACCGTTAGAATTGATAAAACATGGATTGCGTTGACTTTGCGCCATCGCTAATGTGGGCATTAAAACCAATGCTAAAATTAAGATAATCTTTTTCATTATTCACCTATTATTTAAAAATTAAAACCCGCCACTCGTAAGTGACGGGTAATTTTTAATAATTAACCCAAGTACCGGCAGCTATACAAACGTAAGTCTTAGTGCCTTGAGCTTGATTGACCGTTGCTCCACCATTAATAGTATCAGTTGAATTGTAACCGTATACACCAACGGCGTCTGCATCTTGATTGATAATCAGGACTTTTAAACCCGGAAAACCAATAGGAAGTTTAACACTATCGTTTGCGTTAGCTACAGTAGCAACTACGTTAGTGGCGGCATTCAATTGAACAGCGTTAGCTTGTCCACCGCCAGCATGAGCAACAATACCCACAGTAATAGAATTAAGCTGTTGAGTTATGTTATTCATGTCTTTGCCGTCTACAAGTTGACGGCTAGAGGTATAGTTGTTAGGTGCTGTGCTTGGCAACATGAGAGTAACCCTTTCATGGTTAAAGTTAGGATTACTGTACGCGATACCAAACGCCAGTGTTATTAGCAGCAGCTTGATACAACCAGCAATTGCTACCAAGAGTAACAGTACCGGCAGTACCAACAGCAGTCATAACAGGAATACTTGTAGGAGTAACACCAGTAACAGTAGGGGTATTACCATAACTATTAGCAGCGGCGGCAACAGCAGTTAAAGTAAGAATACCACTACCGGAATTGACTAAGCAAAACTTTTGATTGTCAATCGGATTGGCAGGCAGTTTAAAAGAAGTGTAGGTAGCTGTACCAGCACCAGCATAAACATAGGTGGCGATACCATCGGCGGCTTGTACAGCGGCGGTTGTACCTGTAGTAGTAGCTACGGTAGTATCACCATAACCACCAGCAAGCAAGTTCATAGGTACGCGAACAGTTTGCGGCTGATTACCGTTAGATAAGTTGGTATCCGCTGGAACAGTTTCATTGCCAGTAAGAACAGAAGGACCGGCAGGACGATACTGGTTGCAAACACCATTATTACCATAAGAAAGGCATTGAGTGTTAGCAGGAACACCAACAGTAGGATAATTTGGAAAGGCTTGACCAAAAGCCGCTCCAATGCCACCGAGAAACATAGCACCAATAAATAAAATCTTCTTCATAGTCAAAGCTCCAAATTCATTCGCGGGATTGCGAATGTTACATCAAACATGCTAACGATTTACTCCACCAACCAATTTAAGCGGGATTGATGGAATATTCTCATTTTGCATTTTTGATTTAATATTTGAAGCTTGTTCAATTGTTTCAGGCTCTTTTTCTGGCGACACCAAAACAATTTTTGTAAACTTATTGACGTTATTGTTAACGGTATTGTTGGTGGATGCATTAATATCAATTTTACCTGTAAAGCCGGACACTTCAGAATATAAACGTAAAGCGTTTAATCGTTCTTTTGCATCCACCAACGGCTTGCCGTTAATATCCTTTTCGTCATGGAATGCGAGAATTTTAGCTAAAAGGGTTTGCTTGTCAAGCGGTTTTTGTTGCTCTTGCAAGGTTTGTGCATAAGCATCGCGACTAGCAATAACAATAGGATCATTCAACCAATTCGACGCTACCCATAACGCTTTTGCCGTCTCGTTTTTAAAGATTTCTAATCCGGCTTTGAACGGATCGGCCAACTTTCCTAACTCGATCCCATATTGTTTTTTAAGCTCTGTATTATCGGCAAAGTCGGGTTTAGGAGTAGCTATGACCGCCGCTGGTTGGCTCCATGGCGACACTGGTTGCCGTTCTGCAACAAACGTACTTTCTGTTTCTGGTAATAACCAAGCGTTCATTTTGATATAGATACAGGAAACGCCAGCCTAAATCAATAGGCTGGCGTCCCGAATTGCAGCTTTCGCTGGTGTAATGATATGCAGCCGCTTCTGTCACCAACTGCTTAACCTCTCTGCTTTCTCTGTTGCAGAAGCAATTAAGTTGACTAGACTTAATCGGCTTACAACAATTTACGGTAGTCACTCCGTTGCATCGATTGATAGTATTTATATACGCTTCAAAACCAATGTCAATATTTATTTTTGGTGCTACTGGCAAGATTCGAACTTGCGACTTGCTGATTACAAATCAGCTACTCTACCAACTGAGTTACAGTAGCGTCTAGGTGGTCAGTGTGGCAAGACTTGAACTCGCAACTTCCGCTTCCCAAAAGCGGCGCTCTACCATTGAGCTACACACTGTTATTATTTGGTGCCCTCACCCGGATTTGAACCGGGACGCATAAAGCAACTGATTTTAAGTCAGTCTTGTCTACCAGTTCCAACATGAGGGCGATTAACAATAAACGCTATAATAACTATAGGTACAATGTAGTTTGGATAACCTCTTATGCCTAAAACTCTTTCTCTTGTTTGATTTTCATGTAGATTATATTTAACAGCTAATTGACCGTATGTCAATCCTCTTAATCTATCATGTATCATATTTAGTGTTTTATTTCTATTGTATTCTCTTGAGCCTTTTGGTATATATTTCATTTATCAAATTTTCTAATCCTTTTAATTTCATCCTGAAGATACCAAATAGCCTTTTGCAAATCTTCTATCTCATTACCTTTTTCGCCTCTACGCCAAATGTATTTAATCGCACTGCCACAATTGAAATTTTCATGACGTACAATATCAATACACTCGATACCTGATGGATGATTATTATAGTGCTTTGGATGATTTACATTTGATTTGCGCATGATTTAAAACTGTTTTAACAACATGAAATGATTGATGGTAATATTCTTAAAAGCGTCTTCCCCAAAGTTCAACTGAGAAACAAAACCATCGCGTCTAGCAGAAGTCAAAGCTTGCATTAGTGGTTTAGCAGCTTCTATGATATTATTCTTATGTTCTTCTGCTAATTCTGTATCTGATTTTGTAGTAACCAGTTTAGTTATATTATTATCCATTAATCAATACTCCATTCTCAATCATTTTTATATTCGCTTGTGGATAAAGAGACTTTAATTCTTTATACAATTCGTTAGATCTGCTAGTACCAATAATTAAACTTTTCTTAGAATAAATGGCAAACTCGACTGACCTGTAAGTCAGTAAACGTTTACCTTGTCGTTTGATTTGATTGTATCTTACCGCCGTTTGCATCTTCTCTGCTCATTGTCTCGACACTATAACCATTTTCAGTCGCCCAAAATGTTATACGTCCTAGCGTCTTTCTATCAGCAGAATTAGCTAAATCAAGTTCAATAGTATCAACTACGTCATCTTCATTTTTAAGATCAATGATGAAAACTGAGATTGGTTTATAATTATTGATTTGAGCTAGAGGTTTATTCCAGCATCCTTTATACCAAGTAAGCCTAGCATTATTCATTTTTTATTCTTTCATTGAAAATCTCATTAAAAATCCTGCCTCCTGTTTTGTCAAGAGGCAGGATTTAAAAGTTAAACTGGCGTACATCCGGCCATGTTTAACAGTTTACTTGTCGCGTGTTACGACTGCACCATCAGCAGGAGCGGTAAACGGACCATAGACCTTACCGCCTTCAACCGGATGCACGACGAACTTACGAGTAAAGTTCTTCACCGGAACGGTAACAGTTTCCATGACGTTCTTACCGTCATCACCCTTAATGGCACGGCGCTTTTCATCACGCTTTGCGCGAGTAACAGTCTTGGTCTTAACCTCGCCATTCTCAATTACATCTTCTGCGAAACGCTGGTTGGCCGAACCAACCGCAGACGACATGGTTTTAACAGCGTCACCGCTATCAACATCGGTATTGGCAACAAAGAAGAAGTCACCAGCACCCATGGTTTCAAACGGATACTTGCTAGGAGCACCGCCACCGCCACCAGCCTTACGTTGACGCTTTGGCAGAACGATACCAGACTGCACAGCAAAAGTAGATGTATGCTTAGCCGGTTGCGACTGAGCATTAAGATGCTCAACACCAGCTTCAGTCACGCGAGCAGCGCGCTTGTTAGGGTCACTAGGATCAGCTTGGTTGCTATCAACAGCAATCAACGGCGGTTGGTGCTGCATCATCGGCAAAGCATCAGCCTGTGACAGATAAACCACAGTATTAGCCGCCGTGGCATTTGCAATAGCTCGAAGCAGATTAGTATTAATTCCAGACATTTTACTTCCCTTTGATTTAAAGATTTGAAACATTCATCAGTGAATATTCAATGCTCACTATCTAATTTCGTTCCGTAGGAGTGTCAATATCTTTTTCGCGTTCTTTCAATTTATTTTCGATACCCACACATTCAACTAGAAGTTCTTCACCTTCTGCACCGCAAATTGTACAGAAGTCAATCGATTGATAGCCGTCTTTATACGAGCTTATGCGGTGAGTTGTCATTGCAAGGTGCGCTCCCAAAATAGAGATTGCCCGAACCAACCGCTATTGCGCTATTACGCCAACAAATATAGATACCGCAAACGCCTAATCCGCGCCAACGTTTAAATATGTAGTGAGTACGTTCTCGCCAACGATCATTGGTCATTAACCTTATCCTTAAATTTTAAAACCAAATCATCAAGCGATAGTTGTTCCTCGTTATCATCCAGCTTTTGAATGAACAAAGGCTGAATATTTTGTTTACCATTACCATCTGTAGGCAAGTCATGCCAGATTTGCGGCTCTGCTCTACCAGACACGCTTAACCATACAAAATATTTAGTCATCATGCATTCTCCGGTGGCAACATTCCGTGCATACCCCAAAGACGTGATACAAATTCTTCACCTAAACCGTTCTTATGGTTGACTAGCTCTTTGACACGCTTGCAAGCATGTTCTACAACATCATGCTTATCGTAATATCGCGTAGGTGTAAAACTATGAACTAACCAATAGGCAAGTTCATTCATACTCATTCTATTAAGATATTCAATATAGCAAATTCTGGTTAATTCTGAATTAATGCTGACCACTTTCTGCATCTTTTCTACTCTTTAAAATGTTGCACCTTGCACGACTTAATCGGCTCTTTACAGTTCCAACAGGAATACCAAAATTATAACTCAAATCTTTGTAAGTCTCGCCAGCTAAAGCACCGATCACTAATCCTTGATGAAGATCACTCAATTCTCCAATTTCATCTGTAGTAGGATCAATTTTAAATAGCGTTGATTTTGGTAACATATTATGACCTGTCAAATGTTTGAATTTGATGATAAAGTAATTCATTTAGCATGAATTTACGACTTACAGGAAGATATTTATTATTAGGATAGACCTTAATCAATTCTTCAATAATGTTAATTTCATTACGCATATATCGTTGATATTGTAAATTATTCATCATCACTTCACCTTAACTACAACACCATTTTCAAGCCATGCTTCGGCATACCAAGTGTGCGGTTTGGGGTAGTGCGGTCCTTCTAGCGCGATCTTACCAGTATAATTCGAAAGATCAGGACCAAGACCGGGTTGATAGCAGCGCACAGGCACGATAGTTTTATCTAATTCTACACCAAAGCTATCTCGTGGACAATCTTTCCAATATTTTACAGCCTCTTTAAGAGCTTTCTTAGTCTTAAAGTTTGTTACCGTATAAGCCATTTTTCAATCTCCATTGATTATTCTAACTTACACGATTTATTCTAATTGTCAATAGTAAAACCATTCATGACAACGATTTCGCTTTTATTATTTACAGCCTTTTGAAAAATGTCAAGACTGAGCTTCAAATCTTCAATATAAAGCTCGTTACCTTCAGGTGATTGCAACGCTTCAGCGAGGTAAGACTTGATATTTTCAATACGATTTTCAAGTTTCATTTAAACTTATCCATAAAATGAGTGATACCAGCCATAAAACCGTCTTTATAGCCTCTAAGATATTCATTATCGTTTTTATGAGCGTCGTAAAATTCTATTCGTTCTATAATTTCTGCGCTTGTAAAACCAAATAACATGACAGTTTTTCTATCATACTCAGGTGACAGCATAGCTTTTTCATAAAGCTCTCTTATCGTGTATTTCTTATCCATTTAATATCCTCCCAAATATCTCTTAATCTCTCTAACAGCCTCTTGCCATCCATAGCACACTACAGCTTTATAACCTACACTATTAGCATAGTCAATGAACTTAATTTGATCATCCGAGCAACCACCGTTCTTTTCTTTACGCCGCTTCTCAAGCTTCATTTCAATGTACAAACCGCTATAAGTTTTATATTTATGTAACTCTAAAGGACCAGCAAACATAGCAGGCCACACTGGATACGGTAAGCAAACATCACTTATACCGGCTCTAACGCCTTCAGCAACTTGACGCTGGCTATTAGCGTTTGGAATAGCATGAAGCCAACGTAATTGTGGGTATCGAGATTGATTGATAGCTGCCCATGCAAATACTCGAATTTGCTCTGATTTTTCGTCTGTGCCTTTAATATCTTCAGGGTGGATCATAGGTTTAGGATACCTTTCTTTAAATTCTTCTTTACTAATCAAGCGGCGATTAGTCATCGTTATATTCTTCGATTTCAATCAACTCGAACTGAGGGTTTAAAGCTTTAAATTTTTCCTTAGCTTCTTCTTCTGTTTCAGCTTTAATAAATGATTGCAAGTCGCCATTATCATGCAACTTATGATTGCTAATAATCATAAAAGTTTTCATCGCATGTACCTTCGCCATGTAAATCTGATACCACATAATGCAATGCTTGGTGTAAACCCATTACGCTCAGAATACAAGCTATTTTTATTCCATTTGATATTCAATTGACCGAAATACAATTTGATATATAAGAAACTCATTTTAAAGCTTCATCGATCATAGCAGGCCATGCTATTTGTGCAGCAGCTTCTGTAGCCGGTGTCATATCGCCGTTCCACTCAGAAATAACGCCACCACCAGCTTCAATCATTTCTTCCGTAGGTTCTCGCATAGCTTCGATAGCGGCTCTAGCATAGCCCTTATAGTCTTTATAATCTTGATAACTGTCACTGTCTTTAATAGCTTTAGCAACTCGTTCAATCATTTCATTCATATTTTAATTCCTAAACTGTGCCTTATCCACTACGATCCTAGCGTGGCATCGGCTAGTATGGCGCTAGGCTACCATCAATGATTAACAGTTTGCTACCTGACCTTTTGGCTAGCCCGTGATCTATAGCGGCTCGTTAATCAAAGCTTAAACAAATCTCGCACAAAATCCCATTCTTCAACCGGCATCTTGATGACAACATAACCTGCATCAGGATCGCTGTTATCAATATCGCTATTCTCAAAACATTCCTTGACAGTGCGCTTACGAGCACCGTTAGCATCAGGAACATCGGACGGCTTAACCTTACGACCTTGCTTGGTCGCTGCATCGACAGCCGCCTGAAGCGCCGCAGAAGCCTGTGCAGGAGTTTCAGCCGCCTTGACAGTCTGTTGTGCCAGCGAAGCGGAAACCGCACCAGCGGCCACCGCATTTTGAACAGATACCGGCATAGTCAGCAAATCTAAAATCTGACTAATCCGGCCATTGCTCATGCCAACCTTCTTAGCAATATCAGACTGGTTCCAACCCATGTCAAGCAACTTCTTAAAAATCTTCGCTTGCTCAAGGCTGGTGAAAGGCTTGCCAGAATTGCCCACAAATTGATTGAGGATCAAATCTGCTTCATTGGCATATCGATCAACGCTGATAACCGGAACAGCCTTAAGATCAGCCTTATAAACCTCGATAGCCCGCATAGCAGCGCGAGTACGGCACCGGCCTTCCTTAACGATAATCTTACCATCTTCCAACTTGACTTCAATCGGCTTACGGACGCCAATTTCAGTAATTGATTGCGCCAATTGATCAATATGGGCTTCAAGTTCAGGTGACTTATCGCGGTAATCGTCGCTTTCATCAATAACCAGCAAGCGCGGATCGACCTTAAAAACTTCTGACTTACCTTGTGAAAACTGAGCAATTCCAGTGGTCTTAGCCATTTGTCTATTCTCCAATAGCGTTTGAATGATTTAACAATTAAACGGTTGCTTCAAACTTGTCAATAGCTCTACGAATAAAAATCGCTGCTAGTTGAACTTTCTTACAGCTATAACTGTATAGATACTTCTCAGGTTTTTGAGCGTTATCACGCTTTTTGATAAACTTATCAACAGCATCTTCTAGAATGTCCGAAAGCTGATATAGAAGCTGTTTAGTTTCTTGATCCATATTGTTTTATTCCTTACTTTGAACGTGGTCCGCCCTTAACCCAACCTTCAGCCTCATACTTAGCAACTTCATCAGGGTTAACACGTTGCTTTGCGCGAGTAAACGAATGGATCATCCAAACCTTACCGGCAAAATGATGACCGCGACCGCGATTATCATACGATTGCGGGGTAGTATTAATAAGCGGTTGAGCAGTTTTGCTCCATGGTGCTCTATCGAACTTTGCAGCTTCATCTTGATAAAGTGATACAATCTTATCAACCGCTTGCTGTTCCGTTTCTCCAAACGCTACAACACCCCAACGCTTACCTGTAGGCAAGACAACATAGGCTGACCATGCTTCATGCGGTGCAGCGTTATTGCTATGATACGTGATTGTCTGTGTCATATTTGCTTTCTCCAAAGCTTTAATAAAATCTGTATCAGCCTGACGCTTTAGCCCTTATGTCTAAAGTTCTATGCCTCTTGGCTGCTAGGGTCGATACAGATAACTTTCGTCTACCGATACTGACACTGTAGACGGTTAAATCTACAGTGTCAAGTTGATTTTTTATTTAGTACCAAATGTATGTAGCAACTTTCCTGCATCGCTTCCTTTATTATCGCGCAATTCAATTTCAGTAAGTTCATCAACTAAAGAGAGATTATAACCAACAATTTGCAATGAACGAAAATCATTACTATAGATATAGTGGCGATGGTTTAACTCTATAAAAGTGAGTACATATTTCTGCATCTTGCTAATCTCCACTAGCGTTTCAGTATTTAAAGTTATAAACGGCTAACAGATCAATGTCAACCGTCTATTTTAATTTTTAATACTTAATTACAGGCAACGCCGCTGTCATTTCAGCAATCCAAACGTCCAAGTCATCAATTGCTTTCTGCCACTCAGTACGCTTGTAAGTCTTGCCAGTAATCTTGCCAGCATCGGCAAGGCCACGCTTCATATTATAACCGCGAGTTGGAATAATCTTACCACCAGTCTCACCAATCATCTTGATCGCGTGTTTGACAGTGATAGCATGAAAGCGCCGCACAGCATCAGCACCAACATGACTGGTGACTTTACCTTTATCATTTACACCAAGATAGCTTTCCATGTTTTCAATCTCCATTGAACGTAACTATCTATAAACGGCTCAATAGGAATGTCAACAGCAAAAACACAATCAATGGTGAAAATCCAATAATATACTTATCTACTTGGCTCATTTTAACCTGCATATAAAACGATTAATGCCAGAATTGACATTACTAAATAATACTCGTTTTCATTGTAGAATGCAAGCACTATTCCACCAATAAAGGCAGAAATAATAACTGTAAGGAAGAAAGCCGCCAATGTATCAAATCTATTTAACATATCTGACCAAGCTTTCTATTACATGAGTAAAAAAGATTAGTAGTGTCAACCACCACACTACTAATCCAATCCATTTTAAATGTCGGTTCAACTAAATACGCCTACAAATAGGAAATAGAGCTAACCGACAATTACACCAGTCAAAAGCAAGTCAACAAAATCTTTACTATCAAGATTGCTCATTCTACCTTTTCTTCCTTCTGCCTTGCACCATCATTCCACTTGGAAGCTTCATATACCTCTTGACACTTTCGAATGCAATAAGCTTTACCATCATTAGTTAATTTAAAATTAGTGCGAACAAGTGATCCATGCCCACAATTAACACAAATGTAAGAAGTCTGTTTCATCGCTTTTTAATCCAAATTACAATTACAACACCTATCACTAGAGATACAAACGCAATTGCGTCCGGCCACGACATACTCACTCTTTAATCCTCCTAATTAATCTCCTAACGTCATCTACAACATGATATATGCACATACCGCTAGGCGTCTTTGACATTGACAACTTCCTGCATACATTGTCAACACAAATTGTAGCGATAATATGCTTTCTACCTATCGAATAGGAGAATGAAGCGCCTAGCCTAATAGCTTCAGCTTTAGCAGCTTCGACGTGCTCTAGGCGCTTCATAATTCAGCTATCCCAACTTTCAACCCTTGCTTCAGCTTCATATGTGCTAAAACCGAATTGATCCTGAAGGACTTCAATAGCTTGCATCCTATCTAGGCTTTCGCTCTTATAATCTTCAAATACTTCTTCAATTGTTTTATACATGTTTTATACCTCTAATAAAAAGAGCTAGACTTGCGAAAGGTAGCTTTCTATCCGCTACAGGATCAGTGCAAGTCTAGCTAAGTTAAATCATGCCGCCTTCTTATTGTACTTCCGAACCGGCTTAACGCTTGCAGCTTGCACATTCATACCCATGCGATGACGCATATAAAAAGTCATCCACTTCAATTCAGGATTACGACGCTTTGCAGCTTCATAAGCCGACTTCAGAGACTTGAACTTAACTGCACCCTTGGTAACTGTAACCATTTTACATTCTCCATTTGATGTTTAAATGTGGCCGTAACCGCTAGACGAGTTACATTTAAAAGTGACCGCAACACCTACCACTCATTTAGTATTCAAACTCTATACGTCTATTTTAAAGCTGTCAACTAGTTATTTCTACTTAATTTCCATTTCTTTGTATACGCCGCCTACTATTTCTCGTTCTTTAACCCAAAGTTCAGCGTCTTTGCGATACCAAAACACTGCAATAGGATAGCTCTTTCCCATATCATAAGTGTAGTAACATACATAGCACTTCATTTAATCCAACCTATCCGCTTCCAATCCTGAAACAACCATAACCATACGTGCATATCATGTTGCATTTCAACCTCGCGAATTGACTTCAGCAATTGCGCGAGCCCAACTCATAGCGTAATGCAATGTATCGCGAAACACAATCCTGTAACCGCACTTATTACCTTGAGCAATATCGTGCTTGGCACGACGATGTGCCATTTTAAATACTTCACTCATGTTGATTTTAGTGCCATTGCAGAGGATTGCATATGCCGGATTCATTTATCTGTTCTCCAACAGTTGATAGGAGCACTATAAATGCTCCTATCTTATTTGTCAATAACTATTTACAGCCAATCCGCAACATTCCGCCTTGACTAACAGGGCGACCAAATGAAGCCTTATCACCAGCCGATTGACCAGCACCATAAATATCACGATACGATGTAGCCTTACGACCACGATTATCTGAAACTTTCACATTCATATTCTTAACAACATCATTAATAAGAGCTTGCTTCGCTACCACTAGAGCGGTTGAATTTGTAGTAACTTGTCGTTCATCAATCATAGACTTGAGCCTTGTGTTAATGCGCGAACAGCAACCGCGAGCAAAGCTGTTATTGTAGCGAATGCGCTCGTTACCTTGAAGCGACTGATAACCGTTAGCCCACATATACTCTTTCAACTGACGCTTAACAAAGCGCGAAAGTGTTTCGAGCAACCATAGAGCAAAATCAACATCTGACTTCAAGCCAATGATTTTAATATTCTTACCACTCGCCAAAGGATATGTATCGGTAAACTTACCAATCCAGTAAGCCAACAGCTTCCTGATATTTTGCGGATCACTCATGTTTGAAATACCAGTGACGGCGGTTTCATCTTCAAGCTTCAAATCGCTTTCATCAATCTCATGCGCCGCCATCAGCTTTTCAGCCATCATCAAAGCTGTCATAGCTTCAGCTTCAGTACAACCATTGTCTACAGTCTTGGACAACAGCGCGCGGACTTTATTGAAGATGCTTTCACGATTGTTCATTGTTCAATTCTCCAATTGATGATAGCAAACTAGCCGATTTTATCCGGCTAGTCAAGTGTTATTTTAATTATTATTCCTTATCAAGGTAAGCTTCATTGATATTATCTACTTGAGAGAAACCACGATCCTTGCGAAGTTTATTACGAATTGACAGACCCATATCAACACAATGGGCGCAACGATCAGCAGAACCAACTTCGCGAAACTCAGCAAAGCTAACAATCTCAGAAGCCATGAAACGATAAGTGCCACGATCATTAGACTTGCACTTACCATTGACCATTTTAGTTGCACAGAATGGCTTTGCGCGGTTGGTTTCGGTCAGCTTGTTTGCGCGAAGGTGAATTTTAGCCATCTTGCAATCTCCATTGCTTGTCTGATGTAATGACAGTAGACGCTTTTACGCCTACTGTCAATGGTTATTTTAAATTATTATCTTAGAATATTTGCTTTTCATCACACCAAAGCAACGATCAACACTCATTATACTTTGATACCAATCACCATCGACTCGCTTGAAAAACACTTCACCTTTACCATTAGCAATAGAGATTGAAAAAGGTTTTGATTGATTAAAAAGATGATCGAATTGAACCATTTTAATAAGTTGTTCACCGCGAACATTTTCAACAACTCTGTTCATATCTCTATCTCCCATCTGATACATTCAATATAGACGGTCTATTTTAAATGTCAACACTCTTTTTCAATTTATTCTTCTCCAATCGCCAGACTTCATATCGCCAATTAGTGAATGGTGCTAACTCTCCTATACCAACTCTAACCAACTTTTCACTATACTGTAGAACTCTACTATAGTCAACATTATAATGTTGTGCAATTGCGAGATATGGATAACTCTTACTGTTACGAGGTATTGTCATTCTTTTAACTCCAACCCATTAAACCATTCTTTTAGAGTTTTAAGTTGTGCAGCGTTAAGTCTAATGTTAGCTCTCTTTCTAAACCCTGTATCTCTTTCAGTCCCGCTATCTAAGTAAATCTGTATAAATCCTTCGACTTCTACTAGCTTCATTCTATTTGTTCGAAGTTTTTCATTCATAATAAAATTGTCAACAATCTGAATTTGATTTTTCATTTTAATTACCCGGAAACATTAAATACTTTTGATAAGGCATGTCAGGGCGCTTATCTTGTATCCACCCATCAGGACGCGGAAAACAAGCTTCTTCTATAGTTATATCATCCTTATCTAATATAACTTGCTCAGAAAAGCATTTATAACCTACATCTAAATCTTGAGGTTGAGTTTGTAAGAACTCTATCAATTCTTTTACTTTCATTTCTTCTTCCTATTCCACCAATAACTAGGATCACTCTTATAATCTGGTGGTCCGAATGGCCCATCGCTTTCGTATATCTTGCGTCTATAATATTCTTTGATATGATCAGGCGGCACAACCATCATATGAAATTTTTCATATTCGTTTCGTCTACCATATCTTAGACACGGCATGTTTGGATCACGCCAATCTAGTCTTTGATCTGGTGGTAGTTTTTTACGTCTCATGTCATCATCATTGTTTTACAATCACCATCACATTTAAGATGAATGTTGTCGCCTCTTGAACCATTACCTTTAATTAATCTAATATGCCAAAAACCAGTACAATAAGGACACTGAGCTTTAGCTTTAACAATACCTTTCTTCTCCATATTCTTTTTAGCGATGACAGCTTTCTTGACTACATCATTAAATTGATCCCAAGTCATCATCAACCTTTTCCTTAAATTCTCCACACCAATCACTAGCTGAAACAGTAGGGTATCTTTTTTCTAAATATACCAAGCTAATTCTGCTATCGACTATAGGAGGATACCGTCTACATACTAATACATCACATAGATTATCATATTTTGAATATATACATAAGCTACAATGATCTGTTGATTTCATCTTCTACACCATAATCGTCTACCTGTTATATTAAATGGCATAACTCGCCGTCTAGAGCAAAACATCAACCATGCAAGATATTCTTCGTTATCTGTGAAGTCAATCGCTTCTTTAGCTTTCTAATTTGATCACTAGAAGCTGTGTTAGTGTTTTTACTTTCAGCCAACTTAGCAGCAGCTTCAATTGCTTCATTCCAAATAGCTTTATGTTGAATTGGTTCAGCGTCATAACATTTGCCCACATTAATCTTACTTTCATCGATCATATTTTATACCCTCAATAACCAAAGTTTAATTTTCTCTACATCATCTTTCGATAGCGATATTCCTAATCGACTATTTCCAGTAGACAGACTTAA